GACGGGAACGAAGAGTAGCAGTTCAAAGGTCTCGAACAACCCCGACCCGGAGAGTTTGTCTTTTCTCCGGGTCGGCGACCTCTAATAAAGGTAATTGAACTATGCGGAATTCAAACTGTACTTTATGTCTATTCGGGGGTGGAAGTAAGCCGCCGAAGAATGTATGTTTGATGCCCGCGCTAGAAGATATTCCTCAGAATTGTGACGTGGTTTTGGTGGTAGAGCAATCCCCGGTGCAGGATGATGTGTATGGGCGCGTATACTCTGGAAAAGGTCTAGCTGAGATACGAGCATTCTTTGAGCAGAGCGGAATACACCCCTATTGTACGTATGCGCTTAAATGTGTTCGACCTTCAAAGGATGTCAAACCTGACGCGAAACAAGTAAAAATCTGCGCGAATGAGTATTTAGCCAAAGAATTGGTCAGGCTCAAACCTAAGCACATCATTACATTTGGCAGCAATGCCCATTATGGGGTCACACATAAAAAATGTACACTGGAAAAGATGGGGAACCGGTACTTTGATGAGAGTTTGCAAGCCTATATTTACCCAACTAATCACTGGATTCAAGGGATTTATAATCAACAAGTTAAAGACCAGATATGGGCGAATTTGCGTCGTTTTGTGGAATGGATTAATGGTGGGGCCGAAGCGCTGGGATTCCGTCCACAAATATATATGGCAGATTCCCTCAGATCGTTGCAGATTCTACGAAAAAGAATCGCTCGTGATGCCGGAGGGGTTGTTGCTGTTGACATTGAAACCCAAGGTCTTAACCCCTATATTCCGGGGCAGCAGGTTCGTTCGATACAGTTTTGTTGGGATACGGATTTTGGCGGCGTATTTGTTCCTCTTGGCATTGAAGAGGACTGCTATTATACGAGTAAGAGATTGCCTTGCAGTTTTTGGCAAGAAGAATCCCTGGAAGAAGCCGTAGGCATTATTCGAGAGATTTTGGCTGATACTGCTTGTGTATGGCACAATGGCAAGTTTGACCGGCTTTGGTTGCATGAATGGGGTAAAAGGGAATTCGGAAAACCAATTTTAGCGCCGCATATTTACATGGACACCTTGCACGTAGCGCACCTTTTGGATGAGAATCGGTCGTTGAAACTAAAGCAGCTTATCACGTCAGAGCTAGGATATCCTACCTACGACATCCCAGATAAGCTCACCAAAGACCTGGATGTTTTGATTCCTTATGCTGCTAAAGACACCGTGGCGTCCCTGCTGCTAGCGCAGAAGTATGTCAAGATGCTCAAGACCCTGGACCTGAGCCGTCTGCGAAAGCTTTATACGCGGGTCATACGACCTATGGATACCATCTTTACCAAGATGGAATTATCTGGTTGGCCGGTTGATCGTGATAGTTGTTTAGAGCTTCGTAAAGTGGTGACGGTAGAGTTCAAAAAAGTCGAAGCCGATTTGCACGACATTTTGGCAAAGTACGGGATCGAAGTATCGTCTAAGGCATTTGCCAGCCCTAAGCAACTCACCGAAATCATCTTTGGACGGTTACAGTATCCGGTCAATCCCGACAGAAGGCTGTCCAGGACTGCTACTGGGGGTCTTTCTACGGGTAGTGACGCTCTCCTGCATTTAAAGGGCAAGCCCTTCGTAGACAAACTCCTAGAATGGCGGGGGATGGCGAAGATGCTATCCACGTACATTGAGCCGATGATTGAGGCGGCAGAGACTCGGGGGCGCGTAACCACATCATATAGATTGACCGGCACGGTGACGGGTCGTACAGCGTCAGGCAAAGAGAATCAGCGCAAAGGCACATCTTCTCGGAGTGGGGCACTCAACTTACAGAACCTGCCGTATACTAAGTATGGCTCTAAGAAGTTAAGTGTGCGGAACTGCATTAGAGCCCGAGAGGGTTGGAGTATCATGGAGGTAGATTATAGCCAAATAGAATTGCGCGTTGCTGGGGAACTATCCAAAGATCCCCTACTATTGAAAGCATACCAAGAAGGGCAAGACATTCATATGTTACGCGCCATGAGAATGATACATGTAACCCCGGAGGAGTGGGAACAATTATCCCCGGAGGTGAGGAAGGATAAACGCCAAAAAGCCAAAGCCGTTTCTTTTGGATTCCTATTCGGGATGTTGGCCCCACGATTTCAACAATATGCCTTAAATGACTATGGGTTGGATCTGTCCATAGAAGACTGCAAAAAAATACGCGCCCAATTCTTTGCAGATCATGGGGGTCTTCAGATTTGGTATGGTAAACAAGAACGTGAGGCACATCGTAAGGGGTATGTGGAGAATCTCTCCGGGCGGCGGCGACATCTTCCTAACATTAGGCTAGATCCAGAATCCAGTAGAGAGGCCAAGGGCAAGTATCTAGAAGCGGTGCGCATGGCGATCAATAGCCCCGTTCAGTCGTTTGCTAGTGATTTGAAACTTATGAGCCTTATCCAGATATACAATTGGCTGGACCCTAAAGACGGATACCTCTTTGGGGAAGTACACGATTCGTTGGTTCTTGAAGTTCGTAATACTGTCCTGGAAGATGTTGCTAGAAGTATTCTCCAGATAATGAGCCATCCGCAAATACTTGACAAGCTAGGTATCCAGTTGACTGTACCTATCTGTGCGGAGGTTAAGGCTGGACCATCATTGGGTGAGGCTGTGGAGTTGAAACTATGAGCCTCGAAGCTACACTACAGATCAAAGTAATCAAGTACCTACGGGCTAAGGGTGCGGTGGTAACTAACATTCAGGGTAACGAGTATACTTCGTTTGTTCCAGACTTGTTAGTATGCTATCGGGGACGCTACGTAGCTTTAGAACTCAAAGCACCAAACGGAATACTGTCCCCAGGGCAGCGGCGCAAGCTAATCAAGATTCAAAAAGCAGGCGGCATAGGAGAAGCGGTATATGGCATTAATAAAGTCAAAGACATCATTAACAGCATCGACAGTGGAGAAACCTGGAATCATAGCGACTATTGATGATCAAGACTTCCATCTTGGATACGTAAGGATTGCGTGTTTTCAGGGCTGTCCTCGGGCCTACAAATATGGTTACGTTGATAAGATCAGAAAGCCTGGCGGCATACCTATGCGTCGAGGACAGGCTTACCACACATCTCTAGATGCCCTGCTGAAGTACAAGATCGAAACCGGGGAACTGATATCTATTGAACGGGCCGAGCGGGTTGCGATCCGCGCGGCTAAAGTAGAGAATCTGTCCAATTCTGAGATATACAAAGTCATAGACGCGGTACGTTTCTACCATTCGGAGATGTACCCCAAGCACATTCCTATTGCGGTAGAACAGGACTTTGAAATATACCGGGGTGGGGTAAAACTTACCGGGCGTGTTGACCTCGTACAGGTTGACGGGCAAATCATAGACCACAAGTTTTCCTATGATAAGTGGGCAGAACCTCGCGCTAAGTACGGGTGTCAGCCAATGGTGTACCAATGGGCAGGTCTCGATTGTTTCGCCAAGAAGTTTAAGCACTGGCAATACACTGGATTTGCATATCAGATTATCCGACTGTTCCCAACGCCGCTCATTCAGGAGATTTCTATAGACCCGATTTCCCAGTGGGAAAGCGATTGGTATGAGGAGCAAATAGCGCAAATAGCAGCGTGTGTGCGGGCCGGACTATTTCCAGCCAGGCCCTCTGATAAAGAATGCTCGTGGTGCTCACACAAGGAATTGTGTCAGCCTGCGATTTGGAATATTCGTAAGAATGAAACAGATACGGATGATGCTAGTGGTAGTATTGATAATTTTGAGGATTGTTAAGGAGCGTGCTCGATGCTAGTAATAGGAATCGCGGGAAAGAAGCGGGCTGGAAAAGACACGGTAGCTAGAATGATTATGCAGTGTGCTGTTAAAATGGGTATAAAGGCCACTAGGAGAGCCCTGGCGGATGCTTTGAAGGAAGAGTGTGCTGCTATGCTGGCAACACAACTAGAAGAGTCTGTACGGACAGCCAATGACATTTTAGCTGAGATGCACCAGGATGGTACTAAGGAAAAGTATCGTTTGCTGCTCCAATTTTGGGGAACAGAGTTCAAACGTGGTATGGTTAGTGATACCTATTGGGTTGATATGCTGCGCGACTGGATTTTGGAGCATTGTACAAGCACCCAAGAGATAGTGCTTGTTCCAGACATTCGATTTCCCAATGAAGTGGCGATGATCAGGAAACTGGGGGGTGTGGTTATCAAAGTACGCCGTCCTATAAAACTGGCGGTGAAAGATGTACATCCCTCCGAAACTGCCCTAGACGAATTTCACGAGTGGGATATTATTATTCACAATGCGGCAGAGTTAACTTATTTGGAGCAATCTGTTCATAGTTGGTTTACGGCCTTTATCGCCCGTACTTGGGAAAAGTCACAATGAGACATGTCATAGTACCAAGATTAGCTCTGATATTGTGTCGGGGCAAAAATGTAGTAGCGGACCTGGTTCCGGGCGACCAGGTACAAGGTTATGATTACCGAAACCGCAGGATTGGCTTGGCAACTATTACAACTATCCATCCAGTCAAGTTTGCACAGCAAATCCTGTTGCCCATTGAGCACTATAAGATGATCCCCTTTACAAAAGAAACTATAGGGCTGACACTTGTTGGAGAAAAGCTCCTAACTGAGACGCGGCAGTACATTGGATACTGTCATTATACTCCGGGCAAACTTCTTGAACGAAATTTTAGTCCGGGGATAGAATTGAAGAATTTTGATGGTGTTGTAGTAAACGACGCTGTGGAACTTCAATGGGAGTGGCCTGACTATATTTGGTTTGAGGGCATTCTTGTGGGCACTTCGCTATGACCAATAACGCCGAACTTGTACAACAATTGGTGGAGCTATATCTTCGAGACCCTGACGAAGGCGAGGCCCTAGCACGTGAGTACGAGCTATGGGATTTACTCTTTGATACTGTTTTTCACCCGCTACAGATTAAGTGCTGTCAGGAAGATGTCAACGCATTTATAGAGTACGTGTTGGTTGATCCCGAGACGGGGGAATACGTCGAGCAACAAGATTTTCATAAAGAATGGCAGCTTCTCCTAGCGGAAAATGATCGAATGATGATCATAGCCCCACGTGGTCATGCCAAAAGTTATCAAATCATTGGCCGAGCTATCTGGCTGCTTGGGCATAATCCAAATCTGAGAATCAAAATCATAGCGGCGTCTGATGAGAAGGCAAAAGAAATTCTGGGTCTTGTCCGGGATTTCATTTCCGATAGTGATCGAGTACATGAAGTTTTTCCAAACCTGCAAATTGATTCTAAGCGGGGAGACAGGACCACTGATTTCTTTGTAAAGCGCACTATCAAGCAAAGGGATGCTTCGGTAGAGGCTTCTGGTGTGCTATCAGCCGGGGCTGGCGGTAGGGCCGACGTTCTTATCTGCGATGATATTGTTGACTTGAAGAACTCGGTTATCAATCCCGCTATGCGAGAGCAGGTGATCAAATCTGTTCAAGAGACCTGGTTTTCTTTGGTCTCAGCAACTGGCCGGATCATTTGGATCTGTACGCCGTATCATGTTGCTGATGCAACTCATGTTTTAAAAGCCACGGGGGTATTCAAGCTTTGGCAAGTCCCAGCTATTCAGTATACCCGGCATGTTGATGATGAGGGCAATCCTGTAATTGACCCAGAGACGCAACAACAGAAGGTTACCAAGCAGATTCTTTGGCCGAGTAAATGGTCAGAAGAAAAGCTGATGGCAAAGAAAGCCGAAGTTGGAGAGAGGGTCTTTGCTCGTCAGTACCTGTTGAACGCGATGTCAGATGAAGAAAGAACATTCCCCGAGAAGGCCCTAGAAACCAGTTTTGATCTTTCGCGGGCCGATATAGGGGATGACATAGACAATAGTTGGGTCACCTTTGGCGGGGTTGATTTGGCGGCAGCACTCGGTAAGAAAAATGCGTGGACAGTGATTTTGACGTTGGCGCTTAACCCCGACGATAACCGATTGTACCTCAAAGAGATGTATCGTCGGCGAATGCCATTTCCAGATACTGTACGGGCCGTTATGAGCCAGGCCCGGAAGCATAACTGGCGTCTCGCCAACGTCGAGAACAATGCATATCAGCAAGCTCTGATAGACGCTATTGGAGAGCAGGACAAAATGATACCCATAGAGCCCTTTACGACGGGGGCAAATAAGGCGAATGAAAAAGTTGGGCTGCCGGGAATGGCCGTGGCTTTTGAGAAGGGGCGTTTTGCCATTCCCGCCGCCAGATTTCCCCTTGCGCCAGATGACCCATCACTGATCTCAGTGCTGATGAACGAGCTTCGGACGCATCCTGGCGGAGAATTCTCGGATATAGTTATGGCTCTTTGGTTTGCGTGGTCGGCGGCGACATCTGGCACAGGTGATTTTGAGGATGCCTGGCTAGAAGCTCAAAGAACGGGGTAAAGCGGGCGAGTTCTGCTATCATATATATGAGTATATTTGCAACGGGAGATTATAAACTATGGCGTCACCAATTGGTTCATACAACAAACTGCCGTCCCCTATTGGCGCTTACGGAGGGATGAGTGGGGCAAATGAACGAGTTACTGCTCCGGCCTGGGCCAGGGCAATGGGTAGGTTCTTGAAGACTCTATTTGACCCCAGCACGGGAACTCCGCAGCATCCAACGCCACATCCAGTGCCTAATGTTGACGATAATATAGTATCTACAGGTATAACTGATACTACAACCATCACATATATGGCCAATGCTTGGCGAGTTTACCAGAATAGAAAGTCTATTTACCAGGATATTGAGCGCATGGATGGAGAAGATGAAATAGTGGCGACCGCCCTAGACATCATAGCCGACTGTTCTATATCCTACGCGGAGGCTGCTACCTCGAAACCGCACTTCAAGATTCGTGCTAAGACCGAGCAAGCTCAACTTATCCTGGACAATCTCTCCAAACGGCTTAACTTGCCAAGAGAAATATGGCAGATATGCCGGGATATGGTTAAGCAGGGCAATGATTTTCGAGAAGTGGTTGTTGATCGGCAAGCTATGAAGATTGTTGCTTTTAAGCAGACAATCAGTTACCAAATTTACCCTAAAACCAATGACCGGGGAGATAAATGTCCTGGATGGACGCTTAAGACTGATGGTGATGTTTTCACGGGAAAAGAGTATGACCTGGAAGAGTGGCAGATAATTCCGTTCATCTTTGGGGCCAAACGTGGTTATCTTTCTATTCCGCCTCTGGCCCCGGCTCGACGAAATTGGATTCGTTTAGCAAAAATGGAAGATGGGATGGCTATTGCTCGCCTCATTCGCGCATACGATAAAATGGTTCACAAGATCCCCGTAAGGTCGGAAATGTCGGCGGCTGAGATTATGAATCGGATTCGTATACATAAAGAGGCGGTGACCAAGCGTAGAATTCTGGATTCTGGCGGTTTGGTCACTCAGGTTGATGCGCCCCTCGACGTTCAAACAGACTTTTATTTGCCAGATGACGGCAGCGGTAGAGGCGGCATCGAACTACTTAGTGCAAACAATGCACAACTTGGGAACTTGAACGACGTTATCTATCATCGGGAAAAGCTACTAAGTCGATTGCAAGTCCCCATTTCCTACTTACAAATTACTACGGCCCAAAAAACACACGTTGCGGCATCCGCCTCAAAAAAGGCCGACGTGGAAATGCAGTTTGCCCGTATGCTTCGCCGGGTGCAAGAACATTTGCTTGAGGGTCTGCAGCGTTTATGTGATATGGAATTGATGCTGAACGGCGTCACTCCTGAAGAGGACTTGTATGACATTGAGCTTACCCAAATCAATACCAAGGACCTCAAAGAAGATGCTGACATCGAACTGACTTATGCGCAGGCTGCGGTTTATTTTGTCGAAGCCTTTGGCTCCCTGCCATCTGACTTGTTGGCGGATAAGTTCATGCGCTTGAACCCAGATCAGCAAGCAACCTTAGATACTTTCCTAGGAAAGTACGGAGAACGAATCGTGAAGGCCCGGGTCAAGACCATAGAAACGGCCGCTCAACCGAAATCTGCTGGTGGGTTTCCGGCTGGTAATCAAAACAAGGGTCTGGCACAGAGAACAACCGAACAAAAAGGAGGGGGTGCTCCAACACAAAGCGTGCCTATTGACACTTTGGTAGACTTGTTCTTCACACTCACTGAAGAAGTCTACCAGGACTTCCGTGGGTTGGGCATCGAAGTACCGGACGTGGATGATAGCTACCGAAATGCTATCAGAGCAAATCTTGAAATTATGGCCAACAGAACAATAAGTTTGGAGGATTAACTAATGGCTAAGAACTGGAAACCAGAAAACATGGCCCAATTTGTGGAAGACTACCTTGGTGGTATGAGCGACTTTGACTTGGCCAAGGCGCATAATGGAACTCGTGATCAGGTACAGAAACTGATCCGCAGGCTTCGGGATGATGAGGGCTTGCCGTCTCGAACAGAGATCAAGGCAGCCGACGTAAAGCCTACGTTTGAGTACAAGGGGACCTCGGACAAACAGGAGTTTCGTGATTTCCTATTGACCGCCAAGACTTTGCAAGAAGTAGAGGATGTCTTCGGCGTAGACGCCGCCGCATCGTTGCTTCAGGAAAAGTACGCGGGACTTAGCCTGTTCACCCAGATCAACAATTTCGGGAAGACCATTTACATCCTTCTCCCTGAAGTGAATCCAGACGATATCAAGATCAAGCCAAAGGAATGGACGTTTCATCATTCGCGGTCGGCAGATGGCAACTTCAAACAGCCGTACCAGCTTGTGCAACTACCTGATTCGATGTTCGTGTCAGGTGAAGTGTTGATAGCGCCGTTGTATGATGTCCACTTCGGGCACCAAGCTCATAAGCGCGAGAAACTGTTGTCCTATCTACGCTGGATCGAAGAGACCCCGAATGTACTTTCCTTCATTGGCGGGGACTTGTTGGAGAACGCGCTAGACGACGGGCGCGGTATGGCCTACTCCCAAGAGATTCCCCCGGATCAGCAGATTACCGAGATTCGCAAACTACTGGCCCCGATAGCACACAAGATTCTCTTTGCGCTGCCGGGTAATCACGAGCATAGGACTGCAAAGCGGGCCGGGATCGATCCGATAAAGATCGTCGCCCAAAGCCTCGACATTCCGTATTTCAGCGGCCCCGTGTATTGCTCGATCATGGGTATGGGGCATAAGTGGAGGATGTATGCGTTCCACGGTGCTTGCAGTGGGCAGACAAAGGGCGGCAAGGCCAATGCTGCGGGCAGGCCCAAAATGTTCACTGACTTCGTAAACTTCATAGTCAGTGGGCATACACATGACCCGATTGTGAACTCAGAGACTTGTATCGTCGAAGACCCGGCGCTCTGTAGATTGACATATCGTACCCAGTGGGTTGTTGTGGCCCCCAGCTTTATGCGCTGGGAGAATTCCTACGCTTACGAAGCTGGTTATCCGCCTCCTGGAAATGGTGGAGTGGCAATACGGCTCTTTGCGAACGGGGACTACGACGCCCGCCTTCGCGATAAAGGTTGATTATGGCACAAACAGAGGTAAAACGTGAGTATAATCGAGAATACCGAAAAACTCATCGTGAACAGGCACTTAGGGCGCAACAGTCTGGGCGTCACAGAGAAGGATTTGGCTGAGTTTTCTGGGGGGGAATACAAGAA